GGCATTGGATATTTGAAAGATGTAGAATCTTAGGTCTTGACCCCAAAAAGATTTGTCGTTCATTACATCCCCAACATTCATTTACGAGAAAGGATAGTATGTTAAAACTTGCCAATGAGGTTGAGAACTTTACTCAAACTTCAATTTGGGGTTATAATGTAATTGATATTATTCATGCTGTTCGTAGGGCTCAGGCCATTAACTCAAGTATTAAAGCTGCGGGTTTGAAATATATTACAAAGTATATTAATGCTGAGGCTGCTGACCGTGTGTATATTGACCACGAGAATATTGGTAAGATGTTCTTAAATAAGGATGAGTATTGGTTGAATGTTAATAATGGAAATTATAAGAAGGGTATTGATTATCAAGACTTGGATATAAAGTTTCCTGGGGTATATAAAAAGATTACTGGTGATAAGTTGGTGGAGATGTATCTTGATGATGACTTGGATGAAACATTAAAGGTTGACCAAGAATTTAATCAGGGTTCGTTCTTGTTGGCTTCGATGATTCCGACAACATATGAAAGGGTATCAACAATGGGTACCGCAACATTATGGAAGATGTTAATGTTGGCTTGGTCGCATAAATATGGATTGGCCATTCCTGCCAAAGAATCAAAGACAGACTTCGTGGGAGGTCTTTCTAGACTACTTAAGGTTGGTTATAGTAAGAATGTCCTTAAACTGGATTTCTCTTCTCTATACCCCTCTATTCAGCTTGTACACGATGTTTTCCCTGATTGTGATGTAACAGGTGCAATGAAAGGAATGTTAAGTTATTTCCGTAATACTCGTATCAAATATAAAGAACTCGCTGAGAAGTATTATGTAACCGATCCTGACAAATCAGCGTCATACGGAAACAAACAATTACCTATTAAGATATTCATTAATTCAATGTTCGGAGCCTTATCTGCCCCACAGGTGTTTGCTTGGGGTGATATGTTTATGGGAGAACAGATTACTTGTACTGCTAGACAATACTTGAGACAGATGTTAAAATTCTTTATGAATAAAGGATATGTTCCATTGGTAATGGATACTGATGGTGTAAACTTTTCCACTCCTGATGGAGCTAAAGACCGAGCATATACTGGTCGTGGTTTGAATTGGAAGGTTAAGGAAGGTAAGGAGTATTATGGACCTGAGGCTGATGTTGCAGAGTATAATGATATATTCATGAGGGGAGAGATGGCGTTAGATACTGATGGTGTATGGCCATCTTGTATAAATCTTGCCAGGAAAAATTACGCTGTTATGGATGCCAAAGGAAAGATAAAGTTGACTGGCAATAGTATTAAATCCAAGAAACTACCATTATACATTGAAGAATTCTTGGATAAGGGAGTTAAGTTATTATTGGAAGGTAATGGTAAGGCGTTTGTAGAATATTATTATGAATATCTTCAAAAGATATTTGATAAAGAAATTGCGTTAAGCAAGATTGCTCAGAGGGCGAAAGTTAAATTAAGTATTGAAGACTATAAGTCGAGATTAAATACAAAAACTAAATCAGGAAATAGTATGAGTCGTATGGCTCATATGGAATTGGCTATACAAAATAAGTTAAATGTTAACTTGGGTGATGTTATATTTTATGTTAATAATGGAACAAAGGCATCTCAAGGTGATGTTGTGAAAACTGCTGAGAAAAAGGTTAGTGTGACAAACCAAACAGAATTATTATTTGAAACTCGTAAAAAACCTACAATTATAGAATCATGTGTTCAGATTAATTGTTATATGTTGGACAAAGATATTTTGGATAAAGACCCAAAATTAACAGGGGATTATAATGTTCCAAGGGCAATTGCGACATTCAATAAAAGAATTGAACCTTTGATGGTTGTGTTTCAAGACGAAGTCAGAAACGGATTGATTGTGACTGATCCTGAACAAAGGGGTATTTTTACAACAGCACAATGTGAATTAATAAATGGACATCCTTTAGGTGATGGAGACCAAGATAGACTCCAAGAAGATGTCTTAGATATTACAGAATTGGAATTAAAGTATTGGGGAAAAAGAGGATTAAATTCTGATTATATGTATGATTTAGCTGAAGAAGGCTGGCAAGAAAAATTAGGATTGCTTCAAACCGTCTGATGAAAGAATATACCATATTCCACCAACAAATCTAAATTCAACACAAGAGAATTTATCCATAACTAATTCATCATAATCTTCATCAATCTTACCAACATCTGGTTTGATTGTTAAATGAGTCATTGATTTAATTACGACATGGTCAGTATTTTTTGAGTCAAGAATAACTACAGAAAATGGAATACCTTTAACAATAATACATTCTTCTCCGTTTGTGCGATAATCTAATTCGGATACCATTGAAATTTCTGAGGTATTAATTGCCATTCCGTTAATAATTCTTCTTGAGGGTATTGTTTTTACTATTGCCATAAAATTAGATTACATATATTTGACGAGGCATTGCTCTAAACTTCATTTGTTTATTTAAGTTTTCAGCAATAAGGGCTTCTCTTTCCATGACTTTATCAGGTCTTAACCTTGTTAACCAACCTTCAGCTCCCGTAAGTTCTTCCATTAATTTGGATTTTTCATCTTTAGCTTCTGTTAATAAACTTTGGTAGTCCATTTGTATTTCCGAATCTGGAGTTTTTAAATTTCCACTATATTTTCCTCTCACCCTTGCTAAAGTTTCTTTAACGTAGGCTGTGAACCATCTTCTAACCCATTGTTTACCTGGCACATTTAAATCTTCCCACGATAATTCCTCAAGAGGAACATCAGTAGGTAATAAAATAACATCTTTATTTGCCTTTAGACAAGCGGCTCTATCATCAGGACCAACATCATAATACCAATACCAAACAGCCTTTCCTACGTAGTTACTATAACCACTCCAACTAAATTTACCACCAGGAGTATTATATAAGAAGATATTTTTTTTACCGTCAGGTAATCCTGTAATTCTATAAGTTAAAGAACCTCCTAATATTCTATTAAGAATATTGGCTTCTTGCATTCTAATTAAATAATCAAATCCTGACATCATATAATAAGAACCTTGATTACCCATTTGAGCGAATCCTGGTTGATTAGCTCCAAGTCCAACACCAGCTCCAAAACCACCTGCACCACCTAAACCAAATGCAGTCCAAGCTTGGTTACTGAACCATAATAATTCATTAACCTCTCTTCCTGCAGGAATTTCATAGTTTTGTGTGTTAGCACTTAAAATAAAATAATCTTTTTTAAGTACCCAAGGTCCCATAGTTTGAAGACCAACAATTTTAGAATATGAATAACTAAATTGTTGTTCAAAATCCATTGTTCTTGTAACCAAAGCTTTAGCAACAGATTTTTCACTCATATTCAAATTAACAAGGTTAACCCATTGACTATCAATTAACCATTGTAGAATATATTCTTCATAATCTTGAATTGATAGTTCCATTAGAGAATCCATCATTTCATCTTCAACCTCTACACTTCTAAGTGGGGCACCTAAGAGATGTTTGACTCTCGTATAAATTTTTGACCTTTCTGGTTCTGGTATAACTGCCATAACTATAAATATATTAGTTATTCTATTTCGTACAATAAAGAACTAATGTTAAATACATAAACATTCTTATCACTTATTGGATTATTTTTAAATATTAAAATTTTATTTGTTTTAGTTTGAATGAAGATTAACCAATCAACATTATATGGTTTAACATTACCAGTATCGTATAATTTAACTTTATCTTCCTCTATTGAAGTATTGGAATAAGGTTTTACCTGTGCGGTATAAGTTTTTCCATCTATTTCTATTTTTAAATCGATACCTTTAATTGCATCATTTTTTTGTCCATGACCCCCAATCTTAATTAACTTGGCATTTCCTTCAAAATAATCTTCTACTTTCTTTAAAACATCATCTTCAGATTTTTGGCCTCTATCCCAAAGTTTCTTTAAAACTCTTATTATGTTAAGAAAATCTTCATTATGTTTGGTGAAGATATCTTTTTTAAAATGGTCTAAAGCTTTAACAAATCTTGTTATTTCAGATACGGTTCTTTTTTCTTTTTTAGAAAAATCAAACATCTTATCTTCTTTTCCAATTTTTATAATTTCTTTATTAACTGCTTTAACAAGGAGACAAAAGGAATTAAAATTTGTGTTTAGATTATTTAATATTGATCTGCTTTCTTTTGATTCAACACCATAAAATCCTGACATTTCACTACTTGTTCCATCCACCCAAAATTGGTGAAATATTTGCTTTAATGAATCAGTAACACCATCTTGATATATTTTTTTTATACGAAAATTATTTATTAATTCTTTATAAAATAAAACTTCTTTAGCATCACAGAATTTTGCGTCAACAGATTCAGTCAATAATTTTTCCAACTTAATTGATTCTGTTAATTTTGTTTCCGTTTTCATTTCATACAACTTGGTAACAAAATCCCAATTTACTACCTTCCAAAAGTTTATAATATATTCATCTCTCTTATTATGATATTTCAAATAATAAGCATGTTCCCAAACGTCTAATCCCAATAATGGAAATCCACCACCTTCAATAACATTCATTAACGGATTATCCTGATTAGGTGTGGACATAATTTTGAATGTATTTTTGGCGGTTAATACCAACCAAACCCACCCAGAACCAAATCTATCTTTGGCAACTTTATCAAATTCTTTTTTGAATGCTGTGAATGTCCCGTATTGTTTTGTAAGTTTTTTGTAAAGTTCCCCACCTAATTTCTTTGGGGTTGGGGTTAACATATTCCAGAAGAGTGCGTGGTTAAAAGCTCCACCAGCATTATTTCTTATTGTTTTATCAAATCTACTAATTGTCTTTATGATTTGTTCTAACTCTAAATCTCCGTATTTTTTCTTTGCAAGAGCGTCATTTAATTTATCCACATATCCCTTATAATGCTTATTATAATGCAAGTTCATTGTCTCTGGATCAATAAACGTTTTAAGGGCGGAGTAAGAATAAGGTAATTTTTCTATACCTATCTTTTTCATTTCTGTTAATAACAACTCTTTTTCTTGTGTTATGTGGGTCTCAAGTATTTGTTTTTCAAGTTGTGTTATTTTTTCTTCTAATTTTTTCATATTTTTGGGTTATCCATTTCATATAAATAACCCGATATTTGTTTAATGACGCATTTCATTGATTCTCTTTAAAATTTCTTCAGCAACATCACCGCTGTTTTGATTGTCCCCCATAACTGTGGCAATCACTTGTTTTTTATTGTTTAATATGTCGTAGATAATTCCTTCGATTGTGTTCTCGAATATGGGGTAATAAACTAATACATTGTTTTTTTGACCGTATCTATAAGCTCGGTCTTCTGCTTGGGCGTGGTCTGAAGGTACAAATGATAGGTCATTCATAATAACTGCTTCAGCTGCTGTTAAAGTTAATCCAACCCCTGCCGCTTTAATATTTCCAACAAATACTTTTATTTTTTCATTATCTTGGAATTCATCAACACTATGCTGTCTATTAGGTTTGGGCATAGACCCATCAACTTTGACTGCAATTTTTCCAAAATGTTCACAAATTTTATTTAGTGAATCCGTAAAATTACAGAAGATAATAACTTTCTTACCTTGTTCTATAATGTTTTCCGCAAGTTCAATTGTCTGACTAATTTTTTCATCTGCAATAATTTGTCTTATCTTGGTTAGTTTGGTAAACTGAACTGTTAATGATTTGGACTCTTCAGGATTTTTTTCATACCAATTATAATAATCCCCCATTACTTCCTCATAAAGATTAGATTTTAATCGAAGATAGACTGGAGTTATAATTTTATCTGGTAGGTCAAGAACATCTTCTTTCAATCTTCTTAATATTGTTGACGCTGTTCTATCTCTCAATTCTTCAAGATTGGATGCTCCCATTATATTCCAAACTTTTCTTCCACCAACATTAAATTGATAACCTTGGCAATATCTAATTGCGTATGCCATCCAATTTTTGGCGACAGGGGAATCAACCAAACTTAATAAATTAAAATAATCTATTGGACGGGAAGTCATTGGTGTTCCTGTTAATAACCAAATTCGTTCAACACTTTTAACTATATCATTTATTAATTTTGTTCTTTGGGCGGAAGCATTTTTGATATAGTGTGCTTCATCAACAATAACCAAATCAAAATTGGAGTTAAGAATTTGCGAGTCAGTTTTTTTCTTGGGGTCATGGAAATTTTTTATTATATCGTAATTTATGATAACATAATCGGATTCAATGTTGAAATTTTTTCCTTCGGCAATATAGACGGATTTATCAGAGTAATTTTCAATTTCTCTTTTCCAATTAATTTTAAGTGTCGCTGGACAAATAATTAAAACTTTTTTTGCGTTGGCTTCTATTGCGGCAATAATAGTTGAAGTAGTTTTGCCAAGTCCCATATCGTCAGCCAAAATAAACTTTTTATTTTCAACCAACTTTTGGATTGATTCTTTTTGGTGAGATAACGGTGGACGATGAGAATATTTTTCATAATCGATTACAACATTTTTAACAGTATTATCTTTTATAATTGCGGCTTTTGGTAACCAAAAATCGTGAAGTTCTTGTTTTTCAGTTATCTTACCCCAAATATGATATGCCTTTTCTTTATCTGCCAATAATTTTTCAACCCATATCTTTTCAGGGATTTCAGTTAACAGCTTATCATCAGCAAGTTTTTGTGCAAAATATGCATCAAGTATAACCCACTTTTTGGCAACCTTTGGTGTCTTATCGTGATTGGCAATAATATATTCGGATTGACTTCTTGTTGGATAAAATCTTTTATTGATTTGAGATTTTCTTTTTATCTCAATCAAATAGTTATTTGCACCCTTATATGTTTCCAATAAAGACATTGCTTTTGATTCTAAACTAACATCAATTCCCATTAAACAACATTAATATTTTGTCTTCCATCTGTCCAGTAATTAACATCACCGTAATATACGAGTAGTTCTTCATCAGGGTTTATATCTTTAACAGCATAAAATTCAAATGTTTGGTTTGAAATATTCGATCTCCATAAAGTATTTGGGGTATTTGAATGATTATATATTGCTGCCCACCCAAATGGCATAACTTGTTTATCCCACTCAATTCCTTGTGGCCAATTAAACCTATAATCAAGTAATACATCTGAAACTTTGTCCTTTGGAATTTTCAAATCTAATATTGGACATACCTCCACCACTTCACCTGACATAATAAATTCAGATGCAAATACACCTAACCCATGTATTGGGCTATTAGAAACATATAATTTTTTTGGTGGTTGAATTTTCATTAATACATTTTACAGAAATATAAGTGAAAATAAAGTATTTATCAATATGGAAAATTTAGTGCCTATAACTCGTTTAGGAAAATTCTTTGGTGGAGAAGATTTTACTTTAGATACTGGCATGGGCCAAGAGTGGCTCGAAGGGGATATGAACTTCACAGTTATATTATATCAAATTGATAGATATAAAACAAAAACAGATGATGTTTATGGTGAAGTGTTAGAAGATGGTATACAATTTTTGGCTCCTGTTGAATTGAAAGGTCTTGTTCAAGTTATGGCTCCAACCAACAAATTTTTAGGAAGTTCAAAAGTTGAACAACAAGAACCTGGTAATATGAAGTTTTCGTTATATCAAAAACAACTTGTTGATTTGGGGGTTGAAATATTTATGGGTGATTATTTAGGATATTATGAAACAGAAGACCGAGTTAGATATTATTCAGTAAGTGATGATGGATATGTAAGGTCAGATAACAAACACAGTTACGGAGGCTATAAGCCTTTTTATAGGACTATCATGGCAACGTATGTAAGTGAAAATGAATTCAGAGGAATATAATATGAAGAAAAATAATAAAATATTATAATGGGATTTCCGAAACAAATAAAAAAAACATTACCGTTAGTACCAAAGAAAATTCTTTCCGAAAGAAGAGAACAACTTCTTGAGTATATTAATAAAGATGGAACTTATCTTCCAAAATCAGTATTACATGCAGATTTAGATAGGGGTATGTTAGATTTTGTTAAGACCGATCTTGAAGTTATTACTGCGGGAAAAATAGTTCCAATGTTGGACATTTTAATTACAACACAAAACTGGTCACAATATTTAGAAACTTGGAAGTTTGTTGATTTGGATTATAATCCATCCCCACCATTTATTACTGTTGTTAGAAGTCCTGAAGTTAAGTATGGTACCAATCCATCATTACAATATACAATACCAAATAGAAAACAATTCTATTATGCCTCAGTTCCAACTTGGAATGGTAATGAACAAGGTATGGATATCTATACAATACCACAACCAGTTCCTGTTGATATCAACTATAGTGTTAAGATTATTTGTAATAGAATGAGAGAACTTAACCAATTGAATAAAATTGTGATGCAAAAGTTTTCTTCAAGACAGGCATACACTTTCATTAAAGGACAATACGTTCCAATTATTATGAATAATATTTCTGACGAATCTCAAATGACCATGGAGGCAAGGAAATATTATGTTCAATCTTATGATTTTACAATGTTAGGTTATTTGATTGATGAAGAAGAATTTCAAGTTAAGCCAGCAATTCAAAGAGTTACACAATTATTTGAGGTTGATACAAGAGTTCCAAATAAAAAAAGAAATAAGTTTCCAAAAAATCCTGATGAGTTTAATTTTAAATTTCTTTTTCTTTCTGGTGTAACCATATTAGTTGACACAATTGACTTTACAGCGAATATGAGTTTGGTTGGTACTGATAATGTTCAAAGTTATGATGTTTACATTAATAACAATTATTATGGTAGTGATGTTAACGTGATACAAATCACAACTAATGATGTTTTAAGGGTAGAGGTTACTAAGACAGATAATACTTTACAGTCAGTAATTCAGTTTGAAAACAAACTTGTTTAATCTTCCCCATATATATCTTTCTTCTCTTTACACTTCTCTATGATTAAATTCTCAAGAAATTTATAAATTTTAATTCCCCTCTTATCGCAGTATATTTTCAATACATTATGTGATTCAGGTGATATCTTTATGTTCTTTATTTCCTTCTTTGTTTTCATAGTATGAAAAAAGGTAGAAAAAATTCATACCGTTTACAAATACATATCTAAAAGTCAAGTTTTTTGTGTTAGTCTTGAATATTTATCATTAAAATAAATCTGTAATAGAATTAATTAATAATGGCAACAGCACAAGCAAACAAAAAAGTATTCGTATCCCCTGGAGTATACACATCCGAAACGGACTTATCATTCGTAGCTCAGAGTGTCGGTGTAACGACATTGGGAATAGTTGGGGAAACAATTAAAGGCCCAGCTTTTGAACCAATTTTCATAACTAACTACGATGAGTTCCAAGCCTATTTTGGCGGAACAGAACCCGTTAAATTTGTGAACACACAAATTCCAAAATATGAGGCGGCTTATATCGCTAAATCATATTTGCAACAATCAAACCAACTTTTCGTAACGAGAGTGTTGGGATTATCAGGATACGATGCGGGTCCTTCTTGGACAATCAGCGTAACTTCAAACGTTGACCCTTTAACTATTGGATTTAATCCATCTTCTGTTGGAACTGTATTCACTGCTACTTTTGTAGGTAGTAATTCTGCAAATACTGTTACATTGAACACTTCAACTTTACCTGCAACAATTCAGGACAGTTACACTAGTCAATATAGATTGAGTGATGGGAGTGTTTCAACTTTAGAGAATGATTTTAATTATTACATTAGTAGTATTACTGACACTTTAGGTGCCTCAGGTAACACATGTGTAATTTATGGTTCAATACCAACTTCAGATTGGTCTTCGTTAACAGGTAGTTACCCTAACTTAAATAATGTTTATGGAGTACCAGGAGATGGAGATATTCAATATAATGATTTAAGCTCAGGTTTAAATGACCCTTGGTATTACGCAAATTTTGATAACTACTCTGCGGATAATTATTCAGGTTATTCTTTCGATTATATTCTTAGTTCGGTAGTATCAGGCGCTGGTGATTCATATTCAGGAATAATATCAGGTACCATATATACTTTCTCAGGAACAGCATATAGTGAATATAACAACATGGTTGTTGCTACATTACGTTCAAGGGGTATTTCCCTTTATACAAATAACGCTGATTCTGAAAATCACGGGCCTATATATGAAACAACAGGTTTAACAATGGTTTGTAATGGTTCATATTCTGGTGTAAGTACAGACCCTTATGGTACATTCTTATTGTCAGGTGTAACTAATGATAATAATACTTTCCAATTTGAAACTTCATTGTTGGCGTCTTCTTCAAAATATATCACAAAAGTATTTGGTGTTGATAACTTTGGTAAATCAAGATATACAGTTCCTGTATTTGTTGAAGAATCTTATCAAGCGTCATTAAACATAGCATATCAAAAAGGTTATATTAAAGGATTAAATTGTTCATTAATCGATCTTCCTGATGCTAGAAGTGAATCTAATACATCAATTGCTTATAGTTTAGAAAGATACCAATCACCTGAAACTCCATATTTGGTTTCAGAATTAAGAGGTAATAAAGTTTATAACTTATTTAAGTTTATATCAATTTCTGATGGAGATGCTGCAAATATGGAAACTAAGGTTTCAATAGCAAATCTTTCATTTAATAATATGTCATTTGATGTGTTGGTTAGAAATTTCTACGACACAGATGCAACTCCTTTTGTAATTGAAAAATTCACTAATTGTAATATGGATCCAGGTTCTAACAACTTCATTGGTGTTAAAATCGGAACTTCAAATGGTGAATACGCTTTAATTTCAAAATATATTATGGTTGAATTAGCAGATGGATTTCCTATAGACGCAATTCCTTGTGGATTCCGTGGTTATACTCAAAGAGAGTATGAAAATCTTTCTTCATATCCTTCACCGTATATTCAATATAAAACAAAATATTTTTATCCAGGTGAAACTATTACAAATCCTCCATTTGGTGGGGCTGCTAATACAACAGAATCTGCTGGAGATATAGTTAGAAGATCTTATTTAGGATTTTCAACTCAATATGGTGTTGATGAATCATTCTTAACTTATAAAGGAAAACAAACTCCAGCTAGTTGGATTTCAAACCCCACACAAGCGGCAGAACCTTGGAACGTTCAAAGTAAAGGTTTCCATATGGATTCAGGAGCAACTGTTGTAACAATTTCAAATACTTTCCAAACAAGTGGTCAAACTGCTTTTGAATGTGGTGCTGCTGATTTTAGATTTGACCCTGAATCTCAAGAAAATCCATATTATTTTATTTACTCAAGAAAATATACAGTATGTTTCGCGGGTGGATTTGACGGATGGGATATATACAGAGAACACAGAACAAATACAGATAATTTCCAATTAGGTTCAAGTGGTTATTTAGCAGGAGCTTATCCTTCTTCAAGATATCCAAATGCAACAGGTGAAGGTTTGTTCAAAAGAATTATTGTAGAAAATAACACACAAGATTTTGGAAATACTGACTACTACGCTTACTTACTTGGTATCCTTAGTTTTGCAAACCCTGAATCTACAAACATTAATATTTTTGCAACTGCAAGTATCGATTATATTAATAACTCTAACTTATGTGAAGAGGCTATTGATATGATTCAATACTCAAGAGCTGACTCAGTTTATATTGTAACAACTCCTGACTATAATATGTTTACTGCAGATGCTTCAAGTCAATATGATGTTATCTATTCACAGGAAGCTGTTGATAATTTAGACAACACAGGAATTGATTCAAACTATACCGCAACTTACTATCCTTGGATTTTAACAAGAGACACAGTAAACAATACACAAATTTATTTACCTGCTACAGGTGAAGTTTGTAGAAACTTAGCTCTAACAGATAATATTGCATTCCCTTGGTTCGCATCAGCTGGTTACACAAGAGGTCTTGTAAATTCAATCAAAGCAAGACAAAAATTAACACAAGAGAATAGAGATACATTGTATCAAGGTAGAATTAACCCTATCGCTACTTTCTCTGATGTTGGTACTGTAATTTGGGGTAATAAAACATTACAAGTTGCTGATTCAGCTTTGAACAGATTAAATGTAAGAAGATTATTATTACAAGCTCGTAAATTAATATCTGCTGTTGCTGTAAGATTATTGTTTGAACAAAACGATCAAATAGTTAGACAACAATTCTTAGATAGTGTAAACCCAATCTTAGATTCAATTAGAAGAGATAGAGGTTTATACGATTTCCGTGTAACAGTTTCTTCAACACCTGAAGATTTAGATGCAAATAGATTAGTAGGTAAAATATACCTTAAACCAACGAAGGCTTTAGAGTTCATAGATATTGAATTCTTCATTACTCCAACAGGAGCTTCGTTTGAGAATATTTAAAATATATAAGGGGGAAGTTAATCTTCCCCTTTATTAGCCAATATGAGAAGAATAGTAGAAGGATTTAAGTCAGAACATACACCAGATATGAAATATTATGCGTTTGATTGGGATGATAATATTGTTCATATGCCAACTAAGATTATGTTAAAGACTGAAGATGGAGATGAGATTGGAATGAGTACTGATGACTTTGCACAATATAGACACGATATAGGAAAAAAATCTATAAACTATAAAGGTGAAACAATTGTTGATTATGCTGATGAAGCATTCAGGAACTTTAAAACAAACGGAGATAAAGATTTTTTAATAGACGCGATGACAGCTGAAAAGGGTCCGGCCTTTAATGATTTTAAAGAGGCGATAAATAACGGGTCAATTTTTTCTATCATCACAGCTAGAGGTCATAATCCAAACACCTTAAAACAAGCAGTTTATAATTATATTATAAATGGTTTTGGTGGTATTGATAAAACACAATTAGTTAAAAACATAAGGAAATATAGAACATTTGCTGATGAAAATGATATGTCTGATGATGATTTAATTAGGTCATATTTAGATCTCAACAAATATCATCCTGTTTCCTTTGGTACTGAAAATGGAGCTGGTAGCCCTGAGGAATTAAAAGTTATGGCGATGGATGAATTTGTAGATTATGTTAAAGGGCTTGCAGCATTTCTTAATAAAAAAGCATTTCTGAAAAAAGAAATTAGTAATAACTTTATACCAAAGCAACCTATGATAGGATTTTCAGATGATGATTTAAAGAATGTAGAAAAGATAAGTAAACATTATAAAGATAAACCAGATAATATAGTAAAAACATATTCTACTGCTGGAGGAACTAAGCAAGAATATAAAGAAGAATATATATATAAGGAATATTCTTTTTAAAAATAAAGTAAATAGAAATATTTTTAAGAAGACTATATTTATAAGATATAAAATAAAAAAAACAAAATTTAAATAACATGGCTGATTTACTGATGAAAATGCCGATACCTTACGAACCGAAACGTCAGAATCGATTCATCTTAAGGTTTCCTTCAAGTTTGGGGATTAATGAGTGGTTTGTAGAGACCGCGGCAAGACCTTCTATCAAAATCGCAGCAACTGAAATTCAGTTCTTGAATACATCAACTTTCGTTGCGGGTAGATTCAATTGGGACCCAATCTCTGTGAAATTTAGAGACCCAATCGGTCCATCAGCAGCTCAAGCTCTAATGGAATGGGTTCGTCTTCACGCTGAATCTGTAACGGGACGTATGGGATATGCTGCGGGTTATAAAAAAGATATCGACCTCGAGATGCTCGACCCAACAGGTGTGGTTGTTGAGAAGTGGATTCTTTATGGAACATTCTTAACTGATGTTAACTTCGGTTCATTAAGTTACGCAACAGACGCACTTGCAGATATTACTTGCAGTTTGAGAATGGACAGATGTGTGTTAGTTTACTAATACTATATACAAAAACTTAATACTTTTTATATTTAACCGTAAAGACATAAACTTTACGGTTATTTTTTTATATGGACAATCAAACACAAAATTACGCACAACAGAATTTCACACTTCCTCACGATGTGGTTCCATTGCCTTCGCAAGGAACTTTTTACAAAAATAAAAAGAAATCAGTTAAGATTGGTTATTTAACCGCATCTGATGAAAATATTTTAATGGGAGGAGGAGATGACATAACTACTAATTTAATTAAGAGTAAGTTATATGAACCAGATATCAGAGTCGAAGATTTATTAGAAGGGGATGTTGAAGCAATTCTTATCTTCTTAAGAAATACTTCTTTTGGACCTGAATTAACAATTAATGTTACAGACCCAATAACAAAAAAACCATTTCAAACAACAGTTGTTTTAGATGAACTTAATGTTATTAAAGGTCAAGAACCATTGGAAGATGGAACATTTCTTGTAACACTTCCAAAATCACAAAGTGTTATTAAGTTAAGACCCATGACATATGGTGAGATTATCAATATAAATAAGATGAGCGAATCATATCCACAAGGAAGAACAGTACCCAAAGTAACTTGGAGACTTGAAAAACAAATTGTTGAAGTTGATGAAAATACAAACAAAGGAGACATCGCTAAATTTATTGAACAAATGCCAATTATGGATTCAAAATTCATTAGAAATTTTATGGATGAAAATGAACCTAGATTAGACATGAACAGAGTAGTAACAACCCCATCAGGAGATATACTGACAGTCAATGTCGGTTTTGGGGTGGAGTTTTTTCGTCCTTTCTTCTGATTATAGAAAAGGACAACTTGATGAGTTTTTTTATTTAAATACTCTA